GTTTTATTAGGTTATCCCAACCGTATTTTTTAATAGCCGAATTAAGCTGCTGGTTTTCAGAATATTTACTATGTCGCTTAAAACGAGCTTCGGTATTTTTAGATACACCAACATATCCTTGACTAAATATATCAGTATGGTCTTTATGACGTATCCAGTATAAAGAAGTACTCACGAAGTATAGTACCTTATCGCGGGAGTAAAATAAATGGGTGATTTGTCCCTATCTTCCTCACTAGCTTGTAAGAATGCTTTTCCAGCTTGTGCTTCTAAGTATTGAACGCGAACCATGTCGACTCCGGGGAGTTGTAAAGACATAGAATGTGACAATTGTTTTTGGACACAGTTTACCCAGCGATCTGGTACGTAAATCTGATTTGTCAAAGATCCTACATCTTGCATTTGAACCTCAACAATTAACTGAAACATTTGAAACGAGTTATTGGGCACTGGCCAGATGTACATCGAGGGCTCAATGGTCCTATCAAACCAATACTGCAATGAGCGCTGGCTAGGGAACTGTTTATTTGGGAGATTCCAGTAGTCATCGCGATTTAAACGGGCGAGTGGAATGACTTGCTGGCTCGTAGAGAATACGATTTGACGTATAGAGAACGTAGGTGCAACCGTTTCACGCAGCCTGTAGTAAAGGTGCGTTGGTGTTGTGGTGATGTTAAAGTAGGCCCACTCTTTATCTGAGAGTGTTGTAGTCGGTAGTTGCTTTACTGTTGTCCAAGTGATTCCATCTTCGCTGGTCTCATAGGCAAAGTTATATGTTGTTGTGCCAGTACCTACTGCGTAGCCATTAAACCCAACGTAGTAGACAGGCTGTGCTGATTGGTACTGAAGACCAAAATAGTTAGCACCAACTGTGGAGGTAGAAACCAAGGACAGGTTTTGATCAAATACTGCAGGTGAATCTGGATTACTAATAGGCAAGTACTCAGAGGCTGCCTGGTTGATAATGTAGACCCAGTTTGATTCTCGTACATCAATCACTGTCTTAGGTAGGACTAACTGTTGCTGGGCCGTTACGGCGCCAACGAGCATGTTCTCCAACAACCAAAGATTAACACCGAGGTTAGATAGGTTTTGAAGATTATAAAACAATGCCTGCTTGGCGGCACCAATAAGCTCCGGGGTCATTTCTTCTGCGGTCTTACCGGCGTCACGAAACGCAAAGGAGATCAGTTGATCAACGTTGACTGTTGTATTTCCAGTGGTGTTGCTATAGGCCATGGGTTACTTCTTTCTTTTTACAGAACCACCGCGTTTTTTACGATTCTCCGGACTGACACCACGCGATGCCTCGCGTTTAGCTTCATCTCGAGCTTCTGTAGATTTTTGGTATGCCTCATCAAGTCGTTGTTGCATTGGCTTTGTGGACCAACCTTTTTTGGCTTCTTCAACAAAAGTTCTTGTACCTATATTGCCACCAACTTCAGTTTCTTTACTTGGGTCATACGGTGAATACGATGTACTGCCACCTTCGGCCATTTTTTTAATCTTACCGCCTTTGCAGTAATGGCTACCTTCTGCGGACATTTTGGTGGTTTGTTTAAAATCTTTCATTTTTATCTTCCGCGGCCAGCGGCGCGCTTAGTTACTTTGTTTGGTAATTTGTTTGATGCGGGTCCAGCCTTAATAAACTCCTTGGCAACCTTCTTAGGGATGCCAAGGGTTGATTTGCCAGCGGCCGCGGCGTACATAGCCTTCATTTGTTGTTCCGACTTAACTGGCATATTAGCACTTGCCTTTTACTTTGCCGCCCTTTTTCTGGGTAGGTACTGGGCCCGCTGGGCTTACACCGCCCGGAGCTTGCATTGCTGGTGCTGGTGCTGGTGACATAGCCTGTCTTTCAGCTTCGCTAATTGCGCCTTGACCGCCCAATGCACCTGCAAGGGCGCCTTGCTGCAGTGCTGCCGCGGGTGCTTGACCCTGGAGAAGTGCTGCCTGTTGTGCTTTTTTACGTGCAATCATGTCCATACGGGCCTGAGCGATACGATTCTGCTCTGGTGTTCCCATAACGTTGTTCTTAAGCTGTGTACCAACACCACCAATAGCGTCCATGATGCCACCATCAGCTTTTTTAACAATCTTACCACCACACTTGAATTTGCTCACGGTGCCAGTAGCTTTTGCCTTACGGCCCTTTACAGCGGCGCTTGGAAAGTCTGCGGTTTTACCTGACTCTTTAGACTTGATGTACGGGTCTTTATGACCTGCGGGCTTGCTTTTTTCTTTAGCTACGTCGCTGCCCTTAAAGGCTGGCTTTGCTACGGCCTTAGATGGTGCCGCAGCCTTTTTGTCGCCGGTTACTGGTGTCTTGACTAGTCCACCAGCTTTGTATCTTGGTAATGTTTTAAAGCCGTCCATGGTAATTCCTTGAGTGATTGGTTGAGTAGTCCTACTTATATTAATGCAAAAAACAGGCTATTTACGCCCCTAAGAATAGCGCTCTTTCGCGCTTTCTACGATTTATAAGCACATCTGGTTTGTTCCACATCAGTATGGCGTCAGCTGCACCCTGTAGGTCATTTTCGTTGATCTTCTTGACCACTGTGGATTTCTTAAAATTTGTCTCACCGATATTAAAGCATAGGCTGTACAGGGCGTCGAATTGACCCTGGGTAAGGCTGACCCTCACCGATCTCTCTACGGCCTCGCTACACCACCTTAAATCGCTTCTCAGAAGCTCTTGTACCTGTTCATCTGTTAGGGTCGCGGTGATGAGGTGCTGCTCGTCGGACTTGATGAGATGCCCAACTCCGATGGTCCATAAGCCCTTAGAGTCCTTATAGGCCTTGTTACGGGCACCTTCCTCCTTGGTGATAAAGTCTAGTGTGGATTTAGCGATGGCCATGATGTTCTCTTCAATCTGGGTGTACCTGTCTGTGAAGTGGATCGCTGCAAATATGCCAACTACCCACATCAGTACTACTAATAGCTTTTTCATTCATGCTCCTTACTCTGCATATATTAATGCAAATTGGGGTTTATTATTTATTTAGCGCGTCGTACTGGTCGTAGCAGGCTGCAAGGCCGGTACGGATAATGTCTGCTCTGGCAGCTTCCCTGACAAGAAACTCTGCATCGTCGGCAAAAAGGGTTGCCCCAGTTCCACACGATCCAGTGCCGGTGGCTTGGGCGCGACTGGGACGGCTACGCAGCTCGCTAATAGCATCAACGAGCTTAGTATTAATATCACGGATTTGAGCATTCTTTTCACTTTCTATTCTGTCGGCGGACGCTTGGTGCGCTTCTTGGAGCTTTTGTGTCTCAATAGCCTGTTTGGCTTTGTACGACTGGAAGTCCACATCCCGTAGATGCCAGCCAAACCAAATGCTGCCAAGTAAAATAAGAGCTCCTGCTGCCAACTTAACATAAGTGAGTGCCGATAGTGGGAACATTATTGGTCTACGCCTTCTGTAGTTACAAAGCGCAGCGCTGCTACAATGATGCCGATGGCAACAAGAATGATACCATAGTATTTCTCATCAATGACGTTTTGTAGGCTGGAGAAGTTATCCATCAGCGCGCCAAAGACAACCAAAGCGAAAGAGAACCACATAGTCTTAGACTTGTGGATCTGCTTTCTCATTTGTCAGCCTTACCGTCTAGCTTGTCCTCAATCCGGTGTAACGATTTGAGAACTTCATACCATCTGTCATTAAAGTCATCTTTGCTGACATAATGGGTTGGAAGCTCTTCGCGCAGCTTGGCCACGTCATTCTTGAGTTCTTGAACCGCGGTCCAAAGCTCCCTACAAAACCAGCCCAGCACAGTGCAGGCGGTAGGTAGGATAAAGTTCATCATTGACTGGAAGTCCATTATCATTCTTATGTAAGTTGGCGGCGGGTTAGGCCGCCAAGGTTTTTATTGAAGTACTTCTACTTCGGCTTTTTCAACCGGGGCCGCTAGTGAATCTTCTAGCAACTTGATGAAGGCATTCTTGCCTACATTGAGCTGATCCAGATTGAACTGTGCGCTGCCAATCTTGCGATCTAAGTCGATACAATGATTAAAAAGCGCTTGTTGCTCTAGTGTTAAATCAGAATGCTCATACTCTTTATCATTGATTGTTACGGGGTTTGGTTTTTTCTCGCCCATAATTTTCTCCTAAATGTGCCACCAAAAAGGGCTGGTGGCTTGCCCTAAATTTTTAAGCTGACCAAGGCAAAGCTTGATTGCTAGGTGATACAGGAGGATTTAGGATTGAATCAATCTGCCCTTGTACGCAAGCCTGTGTGTTGGCAATACCATCTTCACCTAGCGCATCAAATACCCATTGCATTACTTGTGCTTCTGTAAGGTCTGCGTATGGTGTAAATGTTCCGCCTTGTTGAATAGTGAACTGGCTGTTCCCGCCAATTTCAGCGGTTGTGCCTGATTGGTCACCAGCACAAATCCATTGCGCCAATACTACTACATCTGTTTCTCCGTCTACTTGGGGTAGTGTAGACATTGCTGTGATGTTCCAGTTAAATTCGGTCATTTTATTTTCCTTTTAAAGTTGCGATTTCTAATGCTTGTGCTTCTAGTTTTGCGTTGAGTTGTTGGCAATAAACAATAAGGTCAGGAACATATTTGGAATAATCTACAGACCACGGAACAGCCAAATCTCCAGATTCGGTTAATTCATCAGTTCCTTTAACGACTGCTGAAGGCTTAATTGGTTCAGCTTCCTGTGCAAAAACACCAATATCTTTTTTGCCAGTTGATTTCCATTCAAAATTACGTATTTTTAAATTATCAATTACAGAAGTTTCAGTAGCCAGTCCTAAGTCCTCTTTTAAACGAGCGTCTGAAGATGTTGTATACGCAGTTACGTTTACATAAGTTGTAATAGAACCTGTTTCTGAATTATTCCATCCTCTAAATTTAATAATTTTATAGGAAGTATTGTTAGAACCATTTTGTAAAATAAGACCGCCTGTACCAGCATCTCCGTTTCCGGGCATATAAACAGTTGAGGTGTAACGAGTGCTCCAATCTCCATTGTTATCACACCACAGTCTAGGATTACCATCACCATCAGATAACACAATGTAGTTACTTGCTGTACGGATGTCTAGACTGCCTTGATTTCCTGAATATCCACCAATAATTGAGTTTTTACCGCCTGTAGTAATTAAATTTCCAGCACCATCACCAATAAGCGTATTTACAAGTCCTGTCGTTATTTGCTGACCAGCATAAGAACCAATACAAATATTGTAACTACCTGTTGTAGTTGCATACCCAGCACCAACTCCTAAAGATACATTTCGTGTACCAGTTGTATTACTATACCCAGCCTGAAATCCTACTGCAGTGTTATTAGATGCGGTGGTGTTTGATGCTAATGAAGCGTATCCTTGAGCTGTATTGTATGAACCAGTTGTATTATTTTGTAATGCTGAAGTTCCACTTGCTGAATTACTCCCCCCAGTTGTATTTGACAATAAAGCATCAGCACCAAAAGCAGAATTAAGAGTTCCTGTAGTATTAGCTGCTAATGCAGTATAGCCAAAAGCTGTTAAATAATTACCAGTCGTATTTGCATACCCAGATTGAAAACCTACTGCTGTGTTATTAGATGCGGTGGTGTTTGCTTGCAAAGAGCCGTTACCAACAGCCACATTATAAGAGCCACTTGTTAAAGAATTTAATGGACCAGCAGTTACGCCTGAATGTTGTGAACCTAAAGCAATATTGTCTGTACCAGTAACTACACCAGTAGCCATTGCATAAGAACCTACAACAGTATTTGAATTTCCTGAAGTAAGTGCGTTTGCTGCATTAGCACCAATAGCTGTGTTATTTCCACCAAAACCATTTGCTAAAGCTGAAGCACCCAATATAGTTGCATAAGTACCACCACCCTTACCAACAGTAAGACCTGATATAGAAGCGTCATTAGCTGTAGTAAGTGTTGTGCCGTTAAATGTAAGGTTAGCAGAACCAGCTAAAGCGCCAGAACTGTTGTATTGGACTTGAGTATTAGAACCGCCAGCACCTCCAATAATACTCGAGGCATTTACCCACTGTGGAGCTGTGGCCCCGCTGTTAACCGTTAGTACTTGTCCCGCCGTGCCAATTGCTAAGGCAGCATGTGCACTTGTTCCTTGACCATACCCTATTGACCCCGTAGCTAAAGTTGTTTGCCCAGTACCACCGTTTGATACCACCAAGGTGCCCGCAACAGTTACCGCACCCGTAGTTGTTGTACTTGGTGTTAATCCTGTTGTACCAAAACTAATTGAGGACACGTTGATATTACCAGCTTTAGAGGCTAGAACTTGAACTGTGCCGGCGTTGTCTTTGTAGTACAACTTACCGTCAGCAATGTTAATGCCAAGCTCACCACTGGTAAGGTTTGCTGCTAACGGGACATTAGTAGCTGTTGCGCTATAATAAATTGAAATTGGTGTGTAGCCGCTTTGTGCCATTTAAAATGTTCCTCCGGATATACCGACGTATTTTGTTGCAGTGATAGTAGTACCTGTTATGGTATTTGCTGTTGTACCACCGATTGCTGGTGGGCTAGATAAATCTAATGTGCCGCCAAGTGTTAAGCTACCACTTGATGTTACGGTGCCTGTTAAAGTAATGCCGCTAACTGTACCAGTACCAGATACGCTTGTCACCGTGCCCTGTGGGTTTGATGCTGTTGTAATCGTAGTTATACGGCCATAAGTATCCACCGTTACAACTGGGATTAGTGTGCTTGAGCCCGTTGTGCCTGCGGTAACGATACCGCTAGTTAAGTTAACTGTTGGTATAGCAGATGTACCTGCCACCGTTAAGGTAGACGATGTGATTGACGTTACAGTACCCTGTGGGTTCGATGCCGTAGTAACGCTGGTAACCTGACCCTGCGCATTTGTAGTAATAACAGGAATTAATGTAGCAGATCCGTATGTCCCCGCCGTCCCCGTGTTGGTAATACTAAACTGTGTGCCTGTTAGGCTTAGTCCTGTACCAGCTGTATATGTGCCCGCGCCAGAGAACTGGACCCAAGTAACTGCTGTAACGCCTAATGTGCCGCCCGGGTCGCTAGTACAGACCCAGCCTGTATCGCCATTAATTGTTCCTTCTTCGACAAACACATAGGCGGAGACTAACTGATTCCAGGTATTGGCGTCTGTGGTGCGAGCCCAAGCAGCTGGATTAGATAAATAGATGCCGTTGTTTGCAGGTAGTGTTTGGTTCTTAACCAGCACACGACTAAGTGACGTTGTAAACCCATCAATCGTCTGCTCACCAGAAAGTGTAATGTTTGCCGTTGTGGCAACTAGTACCGGTGCCTTGGTGTTAAGTCCCTGTGCAATGTTGTCAACGTACTGCTTGGTTGCTAACTGTAGCGCGCTAACTGGGTCTTGTGTTACGGCGACGCTTGTTAGTCCACCAAGTGTAAGGCTTGTTGCACCCAAAGCAATGTTTGTTGTACCAATAGTTAGTGAGCTATTTGTTAGCTGGCTATTTGCAATACTGCCTAGTGTACCGCCGAGTGTCAGGCTACCAGAGCTTGTCACGGTGCCGGTGAGTGTGATGCCGTTTACTGTGCCTGTACCTGCGACAGATGTCACAGTGCCCTGAGGATTTGCGGCTGTTGTTACCGCTGTTACTCTACCATACGTATCCACAGTGACGACAGGTATTAATGTTGCGGAGCCCGTGGTTCCTGCTGTAACAATACCAGACGAAAGGTTAATTGTTGGTATAGTGCCTGTTCCAGCGATTGTTAAGGTGCTGGAGGTAATACTGTTTACATATGTGCCAGATGGCTGTTTGTTGTTAAACGTATTCCAGTCGGTGGATGTTAAATATCCGCTCACCGACGTTGTCGCCGCGGCCATACTAATCGCTGGTGTATTGCCCCCACTACTAACTACGGGGGCCGTGCCTGTGACGCTGGTCACCGTTCCGCCACTTGATGGCGCTGTATTAGTTACTGTAAAGTTAGGGTAAGTACCCGTAACACTAATGCCTGTGCCGTTGGTAAATGCTACTGTCTGGTCCGGGGCCGTATTGGTAATGGTCAACGTACCGCTAGAAGTGATTGGACTTCCCGATACGCTAATTCCTGTCCCCGCAGTGGCGGCCACAGAGGTCACTGTCCCTACACTAATCGAGCCTCCAAGGCTCGTAGCCGTACCGTTGATAGTGATCGCTGAGTTAGCTAACTGTGCGTTTGTGACGGTGCCACTTAAATCCGTTGTTGGTACCGTTGAACTGGCCGTCATGGCCGACGTGCCATTGCCTTTTACGTAGCCCGTCAGAGTTACCACACCAGTACCACCATTAGAAGCATTTAACGTACCACCGAGCACCACAGCGCCAGAGGTTGGTGTGTTTGGTGTAAAGCCCGTCGTGCCGCCACTAAATGTTCCGGTTGCACCAGGGGCACCCGCTGGTATTCCAAAGTTAAACGTTGCTGCAGAACTACTACCTGAATTTGTTACCGTTGGGGTTGCGCCGTAAGGTAATGTTGTTGCTGTGCCCGCCGCAATAGTCGCTGCAGTGCCTGTGGGTCCAGTGGGCCCAACGGGGCCTTGCGGACCGACCACATTGCCACAGTCAACCGTACCACCCGTTGTGAGTGTTAAAATTAAATGGCCGGAGCCATTAATTGTTGCTGATATGTAGCCGGGTATTGGGCCGGTCTGTGATGTCGTACCATCACTGTAATAAAACACCAAGTAGTTCTGTGCGTCGAGTACTACATTGGTGATCAGTTTACCCGGCGATACGGCGTTAGCAATCAGGCTTACTTGTACCTGTTTGGTAACTCCGCGCTGCACGATTACCGTCTGCTCATCTCCTGTTACGGATATGGCGACGGGTAGTTGGGTTATACTTTTATCAGCCATGTTTTATGTGTAGGTAAACGCACCG